GATGATGCAGCGAATCGACGGCCGTGCCAAGTTTGTGGAATCTCTCCAGTACCGAAAAGAGAACTACATTCGAAAAGCCTTCGACCTCGGTGTATTGTCCGCCCATGATCCTCTCTCGCCTGGTCCGTTCCGTTCCCTTTGCTTCGAGCTTGCCGAAAGGCGAGAGATACTCGAGTTCCAGCATAAAGAATGGTGCAAGTATACCAACCTGGCGAAGAAGGGTCTTCCGGTTCAAGAGCAGTTGTCTGAGATCAATAAGAAGATCGATGTTACTCTTCATCACTTGCAACAAGATATGGATGGCGTCTTTACGTTGTTCTGCAAGTCGATAGGGGTTCTCGACTGGTCTCATGCTGGAAGGGTGACGTTCTCAAAGGGAGCTTCTGCTCGAGCGTTGGCAATGGCGATTGGAGAAGTTGGAATTCCCGGAGACGGAGTCTTCAGGTATCCCGGATTACGTCCCTTGATGTTCTCCGACAAGATGGATGCCGCCAGAGGATTCTCCGTCTACATGGCTCGTAAGTCCCTAGTTGTCGTAGACCCCCGCAACTCTGTGCAAGCCACTTCCGACTTCTACGATCGCGTCTGCCGTGAGCTCGATCCTCTACCACCTCCTGTCCTCGCGCGACAATTGAAAATGCGATGTCTGCTTCGGCGGATATGTCAAGCCTTTTTCAGTCGACCAACCGATGAGGAATGGAGGCCACTCGCCCCGAACTGTCCGAAGTCCTGCCTTGAAATGAGTCTCGCTCAAGGAGGGAAGAGGGAAGCACTTTACTGTGCGGATATTGACGATATCCATCCCACTTCCACCTGTGAAGCCAAGACGATCTTCTGTGGCGGGAAGTTCAGGACCATTACCGTCCATGCTCTTAGAGGGCAGCGTTACGCGTTTCTTAATGCCTTTATGTTCAACAGGCTGCGTAAGTGCAAGTGGATGGTTGCCGGACGTTCGGTTGCCGAGTGGGTGGAGGACTTCAAAGAGCAGGTAGTTCCCGGAGAGTTCTTTGTGTCGGGTGACCTTAAAGCCGCTACAGACATGTTCGATCCTGCTTTCATGAACGTCGTTACCGAGCATCTTGCCGAGCAGTTCTTCCCCGATGACCCGATTGCCTTGAAGGAAATGCGCCAGTTGACGACGGAGGCCACTTTCTTCTCTCGCGATCCCAAGACTGGTCAGTTAACCGTGGTATCGC